GCTCTATATCAACTCAAAAGAGACCCTAATTCTTCATGCCCGGAAAATCCGTCGGCGTCACAATCCGAATCAAGTTAGTACGTCCTAGACAATGTAGTGTCTCAATACGGAAGTCGGCATTATCGTCACATCATATACCATCAACTTCGAATAACACATGCCCAAAGCAACTTCTGATAATGCACGATGTGATGATCTGAACGTTCTAGCAATCGTGGCTGTGAAGCCTCTCCAAGGTGATAGTAATATTACATTCAATTCGGTCTGTGCCATTCGAACTGACTCCCAATTATGGTGAGACAGTACAACAACATTTCTTGTTGCCATAATAGAAAGTCTCATTTTTGTGTACGCAAATAGTGAACCGGGCCCTCGTCCAAAACAAGGCTCGATCAAGGATCTAAACTCTTCGGCAAATATAGAATCGTCCCCTGTCTCTTTTAGTTGAATAAGCGCTCGAACAGATTTTATCTTTCGATTCTTTAAATAAGCGTGCATGATGTCTGAGAAGATTGTATCCTCATCCTTCTGCTCACAATTATCAGCAGTAACAGGCGGTAGTTCCACACCAACTAATGTTTCATGATTTCCCCCAATCTGATGTCTCAACCACATGCCATAATCGTCCGAGTCTATCATCGAGCATGTCACTCCTGCTGCTTCTAAATATGCAACGACCATTTTTGCGAATGTTGTTTTACCACCGCCTTTGCCCGCCGTAATCCCTAATATGTTCCAGTCTCCAGGTCTCCATTGGATGTCAGATTTGGTATTAATGCTTTCTTGCTGAATTGCTCGCTTTATAAATTGATCAAAGAGGAGTTGACCAGATCGAAGCGTCTCAATTAGAAAGGTAGGACGTCTGGATACGACTTCATAATCACCCAATGGTAGTTTAATTCCAACTCGACTATCTTCATCTATCATAGGAAAATCTTCGCTGAAACCAAAGATCATTAATAATTTAGCTCTATCCCGAACGTTTGTAAAAGACATCTTGTTCTTCTTTGCGTATTCAGAAATTCCCTTCCAACACCGCATCACGACGGTGTCTGCTACTTCTCGGCGATCAAAATCATCCTCTATATACGCTCTCATTTCAATGGTTTCACCATTAGCTGCCATCAATACATTCTTATTCTTAATTAACTTTGCTTTAACGCTAGGCGTAATGTTCCATCTTGGAAATATCACACTATCCTTTGGAATAATATTTTCTACAACTAATTTGGAATGTACGTGTTCATTTAGTATCACAATTTCTTTGTACATGTAATGTAAGTAGGGATTTAAAGACGATGGAATAAAGTCGTCGAAAGTGATATAATACTGGACAAGATACTGGCGAAGAGGGGCAATATAACTAGGAATCGCATCTAAATACTCTTTGGTGTTAAATATAATTAATGCTATAGGATAATTCACAACCGATCTAGCGTCATTAATTTCTTGGAGGTCATGTAGTAAGGAATCTGTTAACTCGAAATTCTCTTCAACAAAATCGATACGTGTTGCATCACCATGAACGCTCACAAATTCGCTGCCAATTCTAATTGATGTGGTCGTTTGAACCGTCGTATCGCTATGTCCAATAGGCGTAGTAACCGTTTTCTGCTTTTTGGCAAGCGCCTTCTTCTTCCTGTCGTATGTAGTTGCCAGTTTAACTGTATTATATCCATTAAGAAGAGATCGCGCAATAAGCTCTGGATTCTGGTAACCATTGTTGTTTCTTAGGTAAATACGATGTAATACTTTGTGTAAGCTATTTTGTACGTCGCAACTAAGTCCAATTAATTCAGTTGATCTAACATTTACATCTTTCGGAAAGGTTATTAGGTGGTGCTCGCTTTTTGGGTTTCGATAAGTCCGTAATCTTAATACTTGCAATGGGTTCCGTGAAATGTTTGTTCTTAGGTATAGTCCGAGTGGTTGTCGAAGTTTTAGTTTGTTGTGAGGTGAGAAATGAACTGCTTCCATAATAAGACGACATCTCGAGTTGAAAAGT